AATTTCATCTTCACCATAATGGGTGGAGGCGCACCAGAGGCAGCATAAGATGGCAGGAAAAAAGATATTAACCCAGTTCAATGTAGGTGGATCAATCGGCACAGATGGTCAGGTGCTTACCTCTGGCGGGTCAGGTGCTTCAATGACTTGGGATAATGTTGCCGCAGGTTCTATTGCTGACGGGGCAATTGATACGGCACAACTGGCAAGCTATGCGGTCAATGAAGCCAAGATAGCTCCCAATGCAATCCTCAATTCTCACATTTCGAATGCCTCTGTAACAATGCCCAAACTTGGGGGCTGGAAAAAGTTCAATGTTTTCTGGGAAAATTCGGGAGGCACTTCAAGTGACGGGGTTGTGTTTGATGATGAAAAGCTGATTGTCACACACGACCTTGGGAGTGCCTATCTGCTAATTTCAATGCTTGATATTTCGAATCATTTTGCGAACGGAGCAAACCGATATGTGGACATGAATTATCCAGCGGCAGTTTCGGCTGAATATTATACAACTAATGCTGTAAGGTTTCACTTCGATGCGGAGCCAGATGCGGGAAAGCGTTTCAAGGTGGCAATACTCGGAGGAGAATAATGAAGGCAATCTTATCCATATTATAAAAATGTGTGTGAATGTTCTAAATGCAAGATGGCTTATGAGGAGACAGAGTTGATTTGGGTTGAGGTCGATGGTAAAATGAAGCTGTTATGCCGCAACTGTATGCTTGGAGAGGAATGACTAGGAGTATCATGGATGGAAATAGAGAAACTATTAGAGCAGGGAATCTCGGTGGTGGCACTACTGGGGGTGTCCTACTATGTGGTTCGCCTGACCAACTTTCTCTTTACAAATTTAACAGCATCATTGGATGAACACAAACACATTACAATCAAACTCATCGACGGGCTTACCGCATTGCGGACGGAAATGTGTCAGCTTAAACAGGAGCTTTCAGAACTCAAAGAGCAGCACAGGAATTACCACGATCTGTTTATTATTTCTGATAGGGTTGAGCAGCGGCGGGTGCAAAAACCTAGCAAACCTAGAAAGCGTTGATCTGGGTTTTGGGGGATTGGAATTGGAATTTTACGAACCAAAAGCACCGATTGTGCAAACCAATTTAATCAGTTATCCAACAAGGCTGATGGAGAGAGACAAATAAAATTATGGCTAACATAACATACAAGGTAACGAGATGGGATATCTCGGTAATGCAAGGCGGAGATGATGAAGGCAAAGCTTGCCGGGTCATCCTCGGTATCACCGCTACGGACAGCGAAAGCGGCAAGTCGGCATACAAGGACGAGGCTTTAAGCGTCGCCCCTTGTGTGGCTCTGGATCAGTTTAATACTGAAAGTGAGCAATGGATAGAGAATCAGATTGGCTCAGGCGGCTGGTATTTGGAGTTGCAGACAAGGATCGCAAGCCAGATGACCGCGCCTGTTCCAGCACCCCAGCATCAAGGGCCAGACTTTGAGAAGATGGTCATTGGCGATGGCTACAGTCAACTGCCAGCCGAACTGGGCGGGCCAGAGGAGGAACCTGAAGAGGACGCTGAAGTGGTGGCAGAGGCTGAAGTGGTGGCTGGTGAGGAGGAGGCTCCCAAGGAGGAGGAAGTTCCCAAGCCGAAGAAGAAGGCCAAGAAGAAGGCCGCTCCCAAGGTAGAGGAAGACCCTGAAGTGGTGGAGGAAGAAGGAGGATAAGGGCTAAAGGTTTAGCTTGAAAGGCAATTCAGTTACCCTAAAATTAAGGAGCCAACAGGCAAGGCAGAAAAGCAGCAAAACAGAAACAAACATGGACGAAAACAATGAACAGTTGAAAACGGCAGTACAAATACTGGCCCAGGTCGCAGATCAAGCACTCATTAATGGCCCCCAGGGTCGGCAACGGGATCAAGCTGTGCAAGTCCTGGCCCAGCATTTTGGGTTAGCCCAGGAACCGGCAAACAATCCACCGATTGAGATGCCGAAAGAAGAGGAAAAGCCTGAATCTGATTGATGACATAAAGGTAGCACTTGCAAGCACCGCAGGTATTGGGAATTGGTGGATTGAAGAAATCGACCTGTTCCTCAAGGTCGGCGTTTCGCTTGCCACGCTTATTTACATCGTCCTCAAGATCCGACAATTGATTCAAAACAAATAAAAATGTTAAAAAGTAAAACAGTATGGGCGGCAGCAGCCGCAATAATAGGCGCAGTCGGCGGTTATTTTACCGGCGAGGTTGATCTAGGCGCGATGCTTCAGATTGTGGTAACGAGTGTGTTAGCCGCTTTTCTGCGTCATGGCGTGAAAAAAGCAGAGGACGCAGCCAGTTAACCCGTGCGCTCCACCGGGCAGCGGGGTGAGCTGCTTGTAGCGGAGAAGTTGATAGCGAACGGGTGGAGCGTGGCTCATCCTTTAAGTGACAGCTCCCCTTTTGACCTCTTGGTCGCCAAAGGGGACAGGTTCCTGCGCCTTCAGGTTAAAGCCACACTTGAGCAACATCGTTACCCTAAAAAGTCCCCCCATTACCACTTCGGAACAGGCAAGGGGCATGGCTTGAAAAAAAAATATGTAAGAGAGGAGGTTGACTTCTTTGTTTTCGTGGCACTCGACAGTCTCCGGTTCTGGATAATCCCATTCAAGGAAATAAAAACTTTCACCATAAAAGTGTATGATATAAAAGGGAAATGGACAAAATTTGAAGATGCCTGGAAGATACTAGAGTACGATTTTTAACTTTTCCGTCACTTTCGGGAAAAAAGAGTTGCGTTCGCTTTTATGTTTTTTTATCTTGCCCCCTTCGAAGGTAAGATATGAACAGATTAAGCAACTACGAAGAGGTAAAAGACAGGCTCCCGCGTTTCTGGAAAGCTGTAGACAAGGGGAGAATAACAACGGAAATACTTAACCACAGCGACGACTTCAGCCGTGTGGTTATCAAGGCAAGCCTCTGGGATGGCGACTCCCTGCTGGCGACGGGCATTGCGATGGACTGGAAGGGCAAGGACAACCAAGCCAACAAAACCAACTGGGTTGAGGTGGCCGAAACCAGCGCGATTGGAAGGGCAATAGCCAATTCAAGGTTTCAGGATCCGAAGGCGGCCAGACCAAGCCGTGAGGAGATGGAAGTGGCCCTTGAAAGGCAATCGGAACCAGTCCCTGCTGACGATCCAGTTGCCACCCGTTCGCTTATCAAGGAAGCCCAACAACCCACACAAAAGCCAGCTTGGCTAATCAGACTTGAAACTCGGTTCGGCACGAATGAGGGCAAGGTGACGAATTTTTACCTAAACAAAGGCATAATAAGCAAAGGAAGCACCTGGCGCGACGTTCCAGAGGCTACCATGACCAAAATAAAGAACAACTTGGAGGCATTATGCCAGAGCTTGGGAATTTAGAACATTTTCTTCAGAGGCAATTTCTCGTCGACGCGGCAGACGGACTGCTGGATCGGAAAAGGGCTGAGTTGCTGCTGAAGGACGCCAAAGTCCGCGCTTCCATCAAGAAGCACATGGAGAAAAATGGCCAAAACTGAACACAGAGAAAGGGAGCATCACCCGCGCTCCCCAAGCAACTTCCCCAAGTGGGAGCTTTGCCCTGCCTTTGTCAACAGGCCAGGAACAAGTGATGCTGCCGAGCGGGGAACCCAGCGGCATGAGGTGTTCGAGGCAAACCTGGCCAAGAGAAACGAGCGGATTGGGTTCGCCGATACACCAGCAGGACTTGAAATTGCCGAGCTTGATGAGGCTGGTGCTTTCTCTATTGACTACATAAACAGCGTGGTTGGCAGCAGTTTCGTGTTTGTCGAAACCAAGGCGGAGTACAAGGATATGTATTTTGGCTATGTGGACGCATGGGCAAGCGTCGAGGGACACCTCCATGTTTTTGACCTCAAGACAGGGTGGGGTTCCAACCCTGACCACACGGCACAGCAAGAGGGCTACTGCCTTGCCCTTCTCGACATGGCAAAGGAAGCAACATTGCCTATTGTCGGCGAGGTAGACACCGAACAGACGCTGGAGGATACGGACACAGCCACCCTGCATTTAATATGGGAGGATCAGCGACGCACTTATCGTTGGGAAACGACCTACAGCTTGGCGAAAGCCCTTGTCATGGAGATCATAGCAAAGCGGCTGGCCCCCCAACCCTACCCCTTGCGCCAACAAGAATTGTCAGTATTGCCAGAACCTAACTTCCTGCGAGGCGGTCAACCATGAGCTTGTTGAGGTGGTTCGCGCTGGGCTTCCCACCAACTTTACATCGCCAGAAGACCTTGCCAAAGCAAATCAATTAAGGGATTTGTTCAATGCTTGGGGTAAAAAAATTCACGAAATCACCATTGCCCATATAGCAGACGGCAAGGAGCTTCCTGGTTTTTCCTACACAAAGGTCAAGGGCAAGGAGAAAGCCCCCCATATCAAGGACGCATGGGCAATGTGCAAGGAAGCCCTGATGAAAATGTGTGGGAACGAATCCAAGGCCAAGGACAAGATGCTGGAAGCCTGTTCCCTGTCCCCATCAAAATTTAGAGCCTTGTTCAAGGGCGAAGAATTTCCCGCTCAATCAATTATGAGGCGGGGAGAACCGTACTATAGACTAATAACAAAAAAACGAACGATAAAATGAACAGTATTAACCTAGTAGGTCGGCTGTGTGCCGATCCAGAGACAAACCAAACCCCCAACAGCGCGGTGACGAGCATTCGCCTGGCTGTTTCGGGAAGCCGGAAAGAGGGCGACCAATGGGTGGACGACCCGACCTTCATCACCTGTAAAGCTTGGGCCGAAAAGGCGGAGTTCCTTCAAAAACACTTTGAAAAGGGGAAGGAAATATGGATCATGGGGTCGTTAAAGGAAGAACGGTGGGAAAAGGACGGCGAAAAGAGGAGCAAGTTCGTCGTGAACATTTCCAGATGCGGTTTCACCGGTAGCAACGGTGGGAAGAAAAAGGACGACGACATTTTCGTATGATTTGGTTGATAGCACTTTTGAAGGCAATCCCTGCGTTGCGTAAAATCGGTGAATTACTCGAACGGAACATCAAGGCAGCAACAGCCGCGTCAAGGAGGAGCCGCAAGGACAACCTTGTGGACGATGCTATTGCTGACGCTCTTCATTCTGATGACGAGCGGGTGCGTGAGCGTGAAGCACGAAAACGCCCACGACCTGATAAAGATGCACCCTAGAGGGTTCTCTGATGCGATAAATGCCTCGGCGGAGGCAGAACTCTTCGTTCGGGATTGCCTTCTCACCATCAATGAGCTTGAGGAAATCATAGAAAGACAATGATTTACCCTGCCCCCACTTCAAGTCCTCCTCTACAGAGGCAGTTGTTAAGGTCATCGCTTGGACTTTTCATATCATTCCGGCACGGCCATTCGGGGGGCAGGGTTTTTCTTCCTTCACATGACGGTCGATGAATTATTTAAGAGCGCACCAGGAGGCATGATTAGCAAAGAAGAAATCAATCTATGGCTGATGAGCAACCGCCTTTGTGTGATGCCGATTGCCTCCTACAAAACCTACTGCACGAAACTTGTGGAGGCAGAGGAACGGCTGCTCGACTTGGAGCCAAAGTTAAGACGGCTTGAGGCAATGCGCCTTGGAGACTTGGCCGAGCAAAACAAACATCTGAAAAAAAAACGCGCGAGCTTGAAAAGGAAATTAGAGAGATTGAAGACGAACAGGGTGAAGCGGCTCCTCTCCTTGTTAGCGAAAGCGAGAAGCAGGAACAGAAAAGCCCAACCCCAGACCCCATGAAATATGAATGTCACTATAAAGTTTTTCCAAAGCCCCTCCACCGAAACTGGTGCGGTCATGGGGCAGCGAGGTGGAACGGGTATGCGTGGGAGGCAGGGTTTTAACTTGGTATGGAAGTTACCTTAAACAACGGGGAGGTCGCCATAGCCACGGTGATTGGCACAATGCGAGCCACTACGGCCAGGGCGGCTGGTGTCACCAACAAGAAGGTCGGCCCCCAGACGGATGTGAAGACAGACGTTACTGGGTTTGCTGCTGAACTGGCCTTCTGCAAGTCGCAGAACATACACGCCGACTTTACCATTGGGCCACAGGCTTTAGGGGCGGATTGCTCCATGCCCGACCCCAAGTGGATCAACGATCGCGGCCAAAACATCCACACCCCAGCAGGGTATGTAGGATGCACCTATGTCCCTCTGTGTTCAGTTGATGTGAAGGCAACATCCTACGACACGGGGAGGCTAATAGTTCCGCCTCACAAGAAGAAAAGCGGAACAGACCTTTATGTCCTCGTAATTGGCAGGATTCCCGTATTCAAAATAATTGGTTACGCCTCTGAAGAGGAAGTTTTTAAGGAAACAAACTACAGGCTTTTTAACGGTCAGCACTCCTACATACTGGAACAATCCCAACTCCATAGTTTTGATGAACACATCTGAACTTATTGACTTTGCCGCGCAGGGCATTTCCGACATTCAGGGCAGAATGGAGGACATGACCAAGGCCCAGGTTGTACAGGAGCTTGAGGTCATAAGGGTCAGTCTCCTGACTCCCACAGTCACCATTTACGAGGATAATGATAAACAGCCGCGACAAGGGTAAGGTAAACGAGCGCAAGTGGGCCTCGATCTGCACGAACGAGGGCTACCCAGCACGGCGAGGCCAGCAATTTAGGGGCGGAGAAGATTCCCCCGATGTTGTCTGTGAATCGCTTCCCCTGTTCCACTTCGAGGTCAAGGCCGGCAAGCGTCCCCACCTGTGGGATGCCATCGACCAGGCCGAGCGCGACATGAAGACGGGGCAATTCGCAATCGCGGCGATGCACAAGGACAGGCATCCTTGGATGGTTGCCATGAAAGCAGACACTTTTTTTAGAATGTTAAGGGGGGATCACCTATGTTAAACATAATTTCGCTTGGTGCCGGTGTCCAGTCTTCGGTGATGGCCTTAATGGCTGCCAAGGGGGAACTGGAGCCGACCGTGGACGCCTGTATATTCGCCGATACAGGCGGTGAGCCGGAGAGTGTCTACTCCTTCCTCTCCTTCTTGGAGGAAGAGCTTCCGTTCCCGGTTTACAGGGTCAAACACAAGGAGGGATTGACGAAGGCAATTGAGGACTCGGTGGCAAACGGGAGCAGGATAGGAAACCCCCCTCTTTACACCACCAACAGCAACGGTGAAGTCGGGATTTTAAGTCGCGTATGTACAACCGAATTCAAAATCAACCCCATCAAGAAAAGGATTCGTGAAATGTTTGGGTTGAAGCGGGGCCAGCGCGTGAAAGAGGAAATGAGATGCACCCAATGGATTGGGATTTCCCTTGATGAGATCACAAGAATGCGGGTCAGCCGAGATAAGTGGATTGATTTTCGCTACCCCTTGGTTGAGCAGAAGATGAGGCGCGGAGATTGTCTGGAGTGGATGAAGAAAAACGGATACCCTGAACCGCCTCGATCTGCCTGTGTCTACTGTCCGTACCATGACGACAGGGCGTGGCGGAAGATAAAGATGAAAGACAAGGGCGGCTGGGATGAGGCGGTCAGGATTGACAGGCTGGTTCGTGGTGGGATTTCCGGCACAACCTCCTCGGAGTTGTTTCTTCACCAAAGCGGGAAGCCCCTTGAGGATGTTGATTTCTCGAATGACATTGACAGAGGACAGTTAAGTTTTTTAGACGAATGTGACGGATATTGCGGAGTATGAAAAAACCAGAATTCCCTTGGCATAACGATGAGGAGGCTGCCCATTGTGGCAGGGCGGCAAAGGCAGCAGGGCTTGATAAGCTCGACGAATGGGCAGCCGACATATATGAGCGGCTGTACCACTACGGGCTAAACGGCCGAGAATACTTGGAGTGGTTGGAAAAAGAAGCAGAGGGGACTGATGGCGACAAATGAAAGACCAACCCACATCGACCTCTTCAGCGGAATCGGGGGTTTCTCACTCGCCGCAGAAGAAGCAGGGTGGCAAACAACCGCCTTCTGCGAAAACGAACCTTACTGCCAGAAAGTCCTCCAGCGACATTGGCCAGAAGTCCCCATCGTCGAAAATATCCACGAGTTTGACGGAAAACGGCACAAAGGAGTTTCACTTTGCACAGGCGGATTCCCGTGCCAAGGCTTCTCCCATGCAGGGGAAAGGAGGGGCTGTGATGACAACCGTTATCTCTGGCCGGAAATGTTCCGTATTATTAAAGAATCAAGACCGAGTTTCGTTGTGGCAGAAAATGTTGTTGGGATCATCAGCGTGGCACTCGACACGGTGCTGTCTGACTTGGAAAGCGAAGGGTACTCCACGGGGACGGTTGTACTTCCAGCTTGTGCCGTCAAAAGCGCGGGGGCATCACGATCAACTGCCCAACGCGGTGGCTTTACAGGGTCAGATTGGTCCATTGAACCCAACGTGGGTCGAGTGGTTGATGGGCTACCCAACAGATCACACCGCCTTAAAGGACTTGGAAACGCCATCGTCCCCGCCCTCTGCTACGAAATCTTGAAAACTATTTACGAATGTGAACAAGCGAGCAAATTTGAACTTTCGGCCCCGTGAGTACGGTGTGCCGTTGTCATGGTTAGTTGGAATAAAGGAGGTCAAGGCTATGGTGTCGTAGGGGAACTACGGACGGGTGGTTTTTAGCGGAGGTCGTTTTAGCTTTCTTCCTTCGCTTGGTTGCATCCCATGAAACACCTTGGCTTCCTTGTTTTTAATGAGGTAACACAGATGAAGATAGACAAAGGAGACATTGTTAAAGTGCAGAACAGGGAGGCCCGGTTAGGGGCCAACAAGTTCTACTTCGCCACCATCCTCGAGGAATCCGGCATGGAGTTTCCTGTGATGTGGACAAAAAAGGAGCTAGATACCGGCAAGGCCCGCGCCAATAAAAACCCGGAAGACTGCCCAAAGCGTCGCAGCGCATGGGACAAATTCAGAGGGAGACGGTGAGCCAGGGGTTTGTCAAACTATTCCGCAAAACTCTGGATAATCCAAACGCCTCCAATCCCCTCTGGTTGGCGACTTGGAACTATCTTTTGCTGCGGGCCACCCACAAGCCGTATGTCATGCGGATTGCCGGGGAGAACCGGGTGTTGAACCCCGGCGAACTCATCACCAGTTGCCGCAAGATAGCCAACTTCTTCGAGGTCGGGAAGGACACAATCAACCGCATTTTAAGCATTATGGAGGCCGATAATATGCTGCGACGCGAAAACTGCAACAGAAAGACAATATACACGGTACTAAACTGGTCGTCGTACCAAGTGCATTCAGACACGAATGGGGACACGAGTGAGGACACGAGTGGGGACACGAGTGGGGACACTAACAAGAAGAGAGAAGATAGAAGAAAGTTAGAATGCAAAAACAAACCAAAACCAGCCTCTACGGAAACAGAAAAAATTACTCCACTCGCCAGAGAGATTTTACAGGAGTTCAATGAGCGGGCCGACAAAAACTACAAGAGCGATTCCAACCTAAAGGAAATACGGGGAAGGCTTCGCGAAGGTCGCACCAAAGAGGAAATGGTTCTCGTCATTGCCCACAAAGTCAGGGAGCTGAAAGGCACAGAAAACGAGGGTAAGTGGTTAACGCCTATCGGCATATTTAGGGAGAGCAATTTTGACAGGAACCTGGAGTGGGCCAAGAACTGGAAGGGCATTGAAATAGCCAGGCTCCAGAAGGAGTACGAGTCGGTCTACCGGCAAGACCCCCTTATGGCCAAGGAAATAAGAGTCAAAATGAACGAAGTCAGAGACAATGGAAAACTTGAAGAACCTGGAAGCTGAAAGGGGTTTGCTTGGCTGCTGCCTACTGGGCGGCATTAGTGAGTGTATCTCTGCTGGAGTAGACGGCACTTGGTTTTATGACCTACGCCACCACGAGGTTTATCGAACCATCGAGGAACTCCACGAACGAAACGAGGAAATCGACATTTCCAAGGTCATCTACGAACTCCGATCCAAGAAGGTTCTGGACAAGGTGGGTGGAACCGCCGCATTAATGGAATGGGAAGACCAAGCTCCGACGGCCCATAACGCCTCATATTGGCTCACAGAGCTATTTTCCTACCGAATCCGAAGGCAGACCAAGGCCAAGCTGGAAAACGCCTTAAGCCGAGTCTCAGGCGCAAGTGTGGAGCAGATCGACGAAACGCTCTCCGACCTTCAAACCTTCATCCTTGATATTAGCGACCATGTGTCCCGTGAAAAGGACGAAACCATCAAGAAGGCCATCATCGGGGTTATCAGTACCATTGAGGAGAGATACCACAACAAGACGGAAACTCCGTGGGGTATCCCAACTGGCTGGAACAATCTTGATAACGCCCTTGGCGGCCTCCGCAACGGGGCTTTGTATGTCTTGGCTGGCAGACCTGGCGTGGGAAAAACAGCAATGGGCCTTGGGATCACCCTCAACGTAACCCAAACAGGTACTCCTGTGGCGATTTTCTCCCTGGAAATGCAAAAGGAAGAGTTGGCCAAGCGGCTTATGGCTGCCTATGCCGACATAGACATGACGGAGGTTCACAAGGGCCAGATGACCAAGATGGACTTTGTGAAGCTGGGGAAGGCGGCAAAACTGAATGTGCTACCCCTTTATGTGAATGAGCGAACCGACATAACCATCAACATGATACGGTCTGACGCAAGACGGTACGTCAAAAACTACGGGGTGAGGCTTATTGTGGTGGATTACCTCCAGCTTATCGCAGGGACAAGGGAGGCAAAGAAGCACGGAAAATATGAGGTTGTCTCTGAAATCAGCCGAGGACTAAAGATCATGGCCCAAGAACTTGATGTACCTGTCCTGGCGTTAGCGCAACTTAATCGGGAGTACGAAAAGGCCGGGGGGTCAGCCACCAGAAAGCCTCGCTTGTCTGATCTTCGTGATTCTGGTTCAATCGAGCAGGATGCCGATTGTTGTTTATTTATTTACGAAGGAAAAATAGAGGAGGATAGCCGAACGCAACATCCACAAATAAATTGCCTGGTTGCTAAAAATCGGAACGGCCAGCCAGGACTGGAGGCTTATTTTGACTTTTTATCAGAATACACAAAGTTCGTTCCTAAATCCCCAATTCTTTGATGAGTACGCAGTCAGAAAGCTCCTCTGTGCCGTCATTGAAACGGCGGTTGATGACTACAATCTCTGTAGGTCAAGGGGCTTTATCGTGCTTGGGGAAATACCCGGCAACATAACCCTTAAACAGCAACTACCTAAAACCTTGGAAAACCTATCTGAAATCAAATCCCTGCTCTCCTTCTTTTTCAACGGGGGGATTGAAGCCCTGATTGATGCCGGGAACCTACAGGACGAGACGGGGAAACATCTCTCGTCCAGCTTCATACGAAAGGCTTTAATATGAAACAAACCAGTATCAGACTTCTCCCTGAAAACATCCGCGGCAAGGCCGGTAAATGCTGGTCTTGCTCCAAACGGCGCAAGCTCCAATACCGAGACTATGCCGTGGGGGGTGACATTTGCCTTGAATGTTACAAGGATGCCCACGCCGTAGAGCAAGTCCTGGTCAACAACAAGTATCTACTAAACAAAGATGATGGTATCCGCCACCCGCGACCCGGGGAAGTCTCCGAAGAAGACAATCACTAGCGTTTATTTTGCTTCCAGATGTAGGGACATAGCCAAGGATCTTGGTATGACCAGGGAACAGGTTCTTGCCGTGTACTATGCTATCCCCCACGAAATAGTGAGCCTGCTCCTAGAAAAAAAGAGAGTCATCTTTGACAATCTAGGCTCCTTCACTCCAAGGAAAATGCAGAGCAATCTCCCAGCTGTTGAGGAAACTTACAAAGTTGCCTTTAGGCCAAGCGGGAAGACGAAAAAACTTATGCTGTTACTTCGCGCAAAAGAGAAAGAACAATTATGACAGATGAACAAATACGAGATAAGGCGTTATCCGCGTTTCAACTACGCGCAGCAAGCAAGTTTAATGCTGGCATCCGCGAGCATAACCCGGACGGAACAAAGGGACTGTCACGCATGGCTACGCTGGAGCGAATATATTCAGCCCAAGATGAAGTGATGGATTTATGGTTCTATCTCTACACGGAAGAGCTTTCGGCATTGGGGTGGTTTGACGAAGGCGGTAACACGGATACGTCCGTCCACCAAAAAATCGAAGATGGATATGTACGCCGCCTGAAAGGTGTACTCGCTGCCAGGAAACATACGGCTGTTCCGCGAGAGTGAGGGAAATGCAACTGAACCGAATAACAAGAAAAGGCAGGAGATTTGTTGGGCTGCCACCGTACCCTGATATACTCTCCCTACTATGTCAGAAGCGACTACGCCTAACCAAATGTCTTGGCACCAGGAACAGAAAGCAGAACAAACAAGAAAGCTGAAAAGCATTCAAAAAGCCCTTAAAGCAGCCGACTTGGCCCAACGTCTCGGCCGCCTGACAGCGAAGCGTACTCGCTCCTAACCTCCAGTAGCCACCTCTCCCACACCCCCTCAATTATCACCGGGAGTTCCCTCTTCGGAACTGGACTCCGAACCACAACCCTCATCTCAAACCCCTGCCCGTCTTCTGTAGGCAAACACGCCGCACCCATGTCGTACTGCTTTCCCCTGTGCTTAACCGTTATGCCGTATGTGTGGGGGCGTGAGGACATCATGGGTGTCTGGGGGTCTGTAGGTCTGGGGGTCTGGTAGTCTGTGTGTCTGTTGGCAGTCCCATGTCTCTGTGTCAATAGTAAGGCTTCCAAGTCGGGTGATACCCCCAGCTGTCGTTCCAGTACCAGCCCCAAGAGTCCCAAGTTTTATTGTTCCTCTGCCTCGTGTTCCAACTCCTGTTGTATCTGCCTATGCCTCCCATAACCCCATACCACCGATGATTGTTAGGGTCTGGGACTATTGCCCTTGCCCTTAACCACGCCAAATCCCTGTTGTCAGGGCTTACGATCTTGTCCTTGTTGGTAGTAGGGTCTTTGGCCTCGGCTGATATGTTTATCGTATCCTGCTCCAGCCACCTTCTAAATTCTGCGTGCGAATCCACAAAAGAGACTACAGAGCCGTTGTTGTGGTACACCCCCGGCCAGTCTTGGGAGAAAAAGCTCTCCCCACCCTTGAGCGTAGGGGCCACCCGAAAGTTGCCAGCGTTAATAGACTGTGCTGGCATCTCAATAAACGTGAATAACCGGGAACTAGCCCCCACATCTGCATACTTGTGGTGAACTTTATACTGATTATCCTGTAACCAAGGCCAACCAGACCAACCCCCAACAAAGAGGTTCATGGAATAACTCCTCGGCCGGAGCTTTTTTGTCGCGTTAAACCAACCCGCTGAAGTGGATTTATCCCCCGGACACCTAAATATCCTCATGCCTGTGTAATCCTTCAGCGGCGACCAGAACAACGGCCTTTCCGATTCCCCCCACAACCCGTTCCCACTCATGCTGTCCGCCACCCAGGCCCACATTCCCGTAGGCTCACCCCGCCAAGCTGACGCATAAGGGAACCGATCATGGTGATCCCCGGCAAATTCCGTGATCGCTATGTTAAGCTGACGCTGGTTGTTCAAACATTGCGCTTGCCACCCCGTTTGCTTCGCACTCCCCAGCGCGGGCAACATCATCGCAGCCAAAATAGCAATGATCGCAATCACCACCAGCAACTCAATCAGCGTGAATCCCCCCAGCCTTCCAGCCAGCCTCCTCTTTCGGATATTCCTCATTTATCCAGCATCCCCCTCCCATCGCTACTTTGAAGGGCATATAGCACCCACACCCAAGAGGACTATTCCCATCAGGCCGGCAACGATGTAAATAGCGATCATACACAGCACAGCTATGACAACACCGCAACTTACGAATATATGTCCCACGTTTTTCAATCTTTCCTCGTATTAAAGCTCTAACCAAACTGTAGAACAACCTTATCCCGTCACGCCAGGTAACTCTACCAAATTCTTCGCGTAACACATGGAACCATTCCACATATCTGTGCCACCTGAATCCAAGTATCCGCATCGGCGGGACACTCCCATAGGGAACGGGAAATTCAACTTCGTTTTTAGCCAGAAAGTTGAGATGACAGACCTATTTATACGCGACTC